GTATCAAAACTAGTCAAGGACTACAATGAGCGGCTATAGTCTAATACGTAAGATTCGGTACCTAGAGGAAGAATGCCATAAACTAGGCTTTCAAATTACTCACGCTCGGCATTTCCACCAAGAGTTTGGTGATGTTTTAGCACTAAAACCTAGAGATGACTGCCTTCCCGTCTACAGTAGAGATGCCGAAGTGTTTATCGGTACTATACAAGAGCTAGAGCGTTGGGTACAAGGCTTTCAATTTGCTAGGAAATACGAAAGCATGATTATGGGTACTCGGCATGACGCCAAACGCGATCGTAGGGAACAAGACTATAGGAACGAAGTATTGCTTAAACGGATTGAAACTGGTAAACTGGAAACTAAACTAGATACAGATTTTGGTAGTCCCAACGGAGCCTAACAGTGTCCACTCAAGCTGAAGAACTGCTACTGCGTGACGCCATGAACTTCTATGTTAGTATTACAGAAGTTTATGGTGCCGAAGCAGGTATACGTATGTTTACTCATCTCTGTGAAGATGTCTGCCCGGAACTCGGACAGAGAGTATTCTTCAAAATGCTAGAAGGACAGACTCGTGGTAGAGTCACAGTTCGTGGTGTCAATGCCGGCTATGATCGAGTTGGGTGTGTGCGGGAAATACGACGCCTTACTGGTTGCGGCTTGAAAGATGCCATGGCCCAACTCGAACAACTTGCTCAAGGCGAGTCGGTTGTGTTAGAATTACAGCGTGGTCAGGAAGTCAGTACTTATTCCATGGCCGAACTTGGTTTAATTATTGCTTAGGAGTTATCATGAACTTTGCTAGATTTTGTGAATTGACCCAACATAACCTTACTGAGGTAAGCCGCTTTCTGTGGCCTTGCTTTGGCGAGAACGCACATCATTTCAGTTATTGGAATGAAGATCATGATGGGTTCAGTATCGGCACCATTGTACGCTTAGATGGCATGACGGTTGAACTACTAGAAGTGTGCGACTATGCCGGCAATCGTGCGTATCGTTGGTTCAATCCCGCAACTGGTGCTCGTGATGCTTACATGAAGTCAGCAGTTGCCAACAATGGCAACGAAAGGAATCAAGCCTGGGACGATGTTGACTATGTTGACTTAGAAGTCTTAGAAGACTTCATTGCCAAAGCTGAAGCCATTCGCGATGGCAAAGATTACGACCAGCGTGTCACCATGCCCATTGATATTTCTGATGAGGACTTTACTCATATTGCTAAATTAGCACATGACAGAGATATCACTTTCAACCAAATGGTTGAACATATCCTGCGTGAAGAAATTCAACGCCACGCCTAATCTAGTTGGCTATAAGCCCTCGCTATTCGGTGCCCTTAAGGGCACTTTTTTTGACTTTACTAGATTAAGGTGTTATAGTACAAGCTATGAAAGCACTACCTTATATTGAAGATTACATAGAACTCATGGGGTCAAATTTTTTAATTTGGCCGGCAAGACCTCAGCTAATTAGTCTTGCTAGGTACGACACTAGCATTGTCGACAGCATGGCTGACCAAATTAGAGACGGCACTGGTTTTACTGACCGCCAAAGCCACCTAGCTCACAAGCTAGTGATTAAATACAAAAGACAATGGGCCACTGCTGGATATGATGTTGCTCATCTTGAACAAGTGCCTAAATTCCGTTTACCCATACGCATAGTCGATCGTACTAAAATAATTAATTCAGTTAACGGTCAGATTGAAATACGATTTCCCTATGATCAAAACCTAATTGCTGAAATTCGCAGTAGTACTAATGACCTACCAGGTCGCTGTCATTTTGACAAGGACTTAAGAGCCTGGGTCACAGCCTTGATTGAACCGCGAGTACTATGGGCTCGCGAGTTTGGTGCTAAATATAATTTTGAGTTCGGTGCTGAATTCAATCAAGTTTTAGGAGCAATACTTGGCCAGGATGATTATTCGATCACTCTCAGGCCCAGTGGTGACGGTTTTGAGATTACAAACATCGCTGATAGTCTTTATGATTATATCATGCAGCATGGCGGCTTTGGTCGCGACAATCTACTTAGACTAATTGACTTAGCCGGTGTACTTGGATATACAGTCAATGACAGTGTGTACCAAACACTAGATCATGAACCTTCATTGCTGGACATACAACTATTGACCAGTCGTAATACCAATATCGAGTATGAAGATAAGATTGATCTAGCACCAGTAATTGCCTATGCTAAGATGACTAATCGCTTTCCTATCTCGGTATATGAAAGTGGTAGCAATACCATGCGACAGCAGTTGCTAGAACATTTTCCTGAGTCAGAGATTGTAGATCGCAGGCATCGTTCTGACGCTGGTAGTGTAATATACTTTAACACTTGGAAATTGTCAGATGCACACATACCTTTATTAATAACTACTCACACCTTAATGATAGGAACACGCCGACAGCAAATGTTACAATCGGCTGAGAAAGTAGTTTACTTTTCACAAAAGATACAAGAAAATGCCTGAATGCCGTTTAGTAATACGAGATGAAGTTAATGTAAAAATAGAAGGACTTGACGCCAACTTACGCCGCCAACTCAGCAATCACTTCAAATACGAAATAGCGGGTGCTAGGTACTTGCCGGCAGTAAGATTAGGACGATGGGATGGTAAAGTCAGCTATTTTAGTCTAGCTGGGGCTACTTATATTAACCTGTTACCTGACATCATACCTATCATAGAGCAAGCTGGCTATGACATTGAGTTAGCTGACATACGACAGTATCGTTTGACTTTTGATTTTGATACTGTGACTGAAACCACATTTGCTCATAAAGCATGGCCCGTTGGACATCCAGCCGCGGGCGCACCTATCTTGTTACGTGACTACCAAGTAGACATTATTAACAAGTTCTTATCCAATCCGCAGTGCATACAAGAAGTTGCTACAGGTGCTGGCAAAACCATCATGACTGCAACCCTTAGCGCAAGTGTGCAGGCGCATGGTCGAAGCATAGTCATAGTGCCAAACAAGAGTTTGGTCACACAAACCGAAAGTGACTATCGCAATGTGGGTCTAGACGTCGGGGTATACTTTGGTGATCGAAAAGAGCTAGGACATCAACACACCATATGCACCTGGCAAAGTCTAAACATCTTACTAAAGAATACTCAAGGTGGTGACACTGATGTCACTATTGGTGAGTTTATTGAAGGTGTAGTATGTGTCATTGTAGATGAAGTACACATGGCCAAAGCCGATGCTCTTAAAACATTACTGACAGGTGTCATGAGTCACGTGCCTATACGTTGGGGGCTAACCGGCACAGTGCCCAAAGAAGATTACAATAGATTGGCACTGACTTGCACATTAGGTCCTGTAATAGGGCAACTCAGTGCTAATGAATTACAAGAGCAAGGAGTATTGGCACAGTGTCATGTCAATATTGTACAACTACAGGATCACAAAGAGTTTACCAGTTACCAAACCGAACTTAAATACTTGTTAGAAAACGCAGACAGAATTGACTATATCAGCAGCCTGATCGAACGCATACGAGAGTCGGGTAATACCTTAATCCTAATTGACAGAGTGGCAGCTGGTCAAGCCCTGGTGTCAAGAGTGCGTGATGCAGTGTTTGTGTCAGGTGCAACCAAATCCAGTGATAGGCAGGAAGAATATGACGAAGTGGCAACGGCAGCAGATAAAGTTATTGTCGCAACCTACGGTGTGGCAGCAGTTGGTATCAATCTTCCTAGGATTTTTAATCTTGTGCTTATTGAGCCTGGTAAAAGTTTTGTACGTGTCATACAAAGCATTGGGCGAGGTATTAGGAAAGCGTCAGACAAAGACTTCGTCCAAATCTGGGACATAACATCATCATGTAAATTTGCCAAGCGGCATTTAACACAGCGTAAGAATTTTTATCGAGAGGCTAATTATCCATTTGACCTTGAGCGGGTCAATTACGTATAATAACAATTATGTCAAGAATACTAAACTTAGATACAAACAGGTCCTATGACCTTAATGAAATTCCCGATGAAGTAGAAGACCTGAGATTCTGTGTGCTAGATAATTCAGATCCCAAAGCGCCTGACTATTTCTTTATACCTCTAATATTTTTAGAGAGTTTTAACAGTCCGGCCCTGGTACTTCGCATTGGAGAACGCACAGTTAAAATGCCAGTAGACTGGCAATTACTTATAGGAGAATCAGATCTTGGGGACCTAGAAGTGGTCCCTCTTACCAGCATTAACGATCGTGGATTTTCAGCATTTTGTTTTAATCCTGTAAAAAGTTATAGACCCGAATTTCATCCTGTAGAAATTGTAGACATTTATCAAGATGTTAAATGGTACTTCCCAAAACTCAAACCAGGACAGATGCTGGCAGTACCAATTGACACTGATTCTGATAATCCTTTATGTGCTTTCTTTGTTAAAGATATTAGTCGTGTTAGTGAAGTAGTTGACTTTGGGCGAGCTTGGTAATGGCAGATAAACTCAGTATACAAAATGAAATGAGAGCCTTTGATCAAAAGGATCGAGATTTTTATGACACTCTAACTGAAGATGAACGTAAAAAATTTAGTACATTTCTAATGATGAAATATGGCGCCAATGTGGAAGGTATCAGTGAGCTGCAAGAGTACTACTTAATAGCGCACAATGAACGTGTCAACATTAACTTCTTTGATATTGCTAAACATCCTAAACTACAGTGGTTATTATGTACTACAGTAAGTCCAGGAATGGGTACTCAACGGCACTATTGGTTAGCCAGTAAAAAACGTGAAGGAGAATCGCGTAACCGCCAGATCAATTTTTTAGAGCAAGAGTTTCCGCACTTGAATGATCAAGAACTTGAAATTTTAAGTTCGATTAATAGTCGTGATCAATTACGTGACCATGCTCGAGCACTGGGTTGGACAGAGGATCAAATCAAACGAGACCTATGACATATCAATGCAAGTACTGTAAGAAATCATTTACAAGAGAAACTACACTAACTAGCCATGTTTGTGAACGTAAACGTCGTTTTCAGCAAGAGCGAGAAATTGGTGTTCAATGGGGCCTACAAGCATATATAATTTTTTATGAGACTACTCAAAATTCAACTAGAAAAACTTATGAACAGTTTGTTGACAGCAGTTATTACACTGCTTTTGTGCGGTTTGGTCGCCATTGTCACAGCATTCATTGTCCTAACTTTGCCAATTTTACCCGCTGGTTATTGAAAAACAACCACAAGCTGGATCGTTGGTGCCAAGAACGTTATTACTCGGAATGGTTGTTTGATTATCTACGCAGAGAACCTGTACAAGATGCACTTGACCGCAGTATGAGCATGATAATAGAATACATGGCTGAACATCCTGAATACCGCAATGGCTATCGGGACTATTTTAGATTGGTTAATGAAAACCGTGTGTGCTACCATATCACTTCGGGCCGACTTAGTGCATGGGTAGTTTATAACTGTACAAGCGGGCAAGAGTTTTTAGAACGCCTTAATCAGGATCAAGTAGCAAATGTAATGACTCACATTGATCCCGATTACTGGCGTGCGCGGTTCCGTGACTTTCCTGAAGATGTCAAGTTCACTCGCGAAGTATTATCTACGGCTGGACTATGAAGTTTACCAGTGACGTTGATATAGATTTTGCAGATCGGTCTGCTGTGCTCAAATTAGTCAAGCATATTCCTGCCAGTATACACTCGGCAAGTGACACTACAGCACACAATACTGGCATCTATGTACATGAAATACCAGTTGATCCCTTGACCGGGCGAGCTGCTCTTGACTACAGACAAGCTGAAGATCGTGGATATATTAAATTAGACTTTCTTAACGTACATGTATATCAGCAAGTGCAAGGCCCTGATCACTTAGACCAGTTAATGCAGCGCACACCGCCATGGGCCAAATTATATGATCACAAGTTTTGTGAGCAGTTAATTCATATAGGTAGGCACCATAGTACTTTACTGCGTATGCCAGAACCTGTTGATAGCATATCTAGACTGGCCATGTTCTTGGCAGTGATACGCCCGGCCAAGCGTGACCTAATTGGCCGTACTTGGCGAGAAGTAGCCGAAACTATATGGTATAAAAACGACGACGCTTATAGTTTTAAGCGTAGTCATGCTGTTGCCTATGCTAATCTAGTAGCAGTACATATGAATTTACTAGATCTTTCTAACCAAGGTAATTGATCTACGCTTACTGCGTTTAGCAGCCATTTCCTTTAGGTTAATATGCGGACCCATGCGTATATTAACGTCTTTGCTATTCATAGTTTTAACACAAAACTTGAATTCGCTCCAGTCGTGTTTTAAGAACACGTTAATGGGAATCATGCGATTTGATTCCCACCACCATTGCTCACCAAGATCTAAGAACTTTCGTTTCTGATCATCTGATCTCAGACTACCGTAGTCATAAATCGTTGTAATTTGTTCATCGGAATTCTGTATGATTCCGATGTATTCATTCCCGCCATATATCAAATAAGTTATAAACGGGTACTGTTCCAGCAGCTTTTTAATTTCTTCCACTTTCAATAAATAGTAAAATATGACTACAATCCAAACATATTTATATACCAATCGAGTGGAGGTTCAATTTTGGGACCCTACGATTTTTACTACAAGGAACCGAGAGGTGTACGCTAAAACAGTTCGAATATATCAAGGAGTAGACAATCCTATACAATTTGTCGCTCGCAATCAGGACCAAAAGCCCGTGAATTTAACTGGCTTGATCGTACAAGCCAGTATCCAGGATCCGGTAAATGAATTAACTGTAGCAGTTATTCCGGTCATTATGAGTAATATAAGTTTGGGTCGTGGTAATTTTACTATTTCTAGTCACTTGGCAAATAGCCTAACACAGCGCCGTTATCTACTTACTTTTAAAACCACAAACATAGTTACCAACAGTGAGCAGCCCTTGTATGGGGATGACAACTATACAGCGCCAATACAACTCATGGTGGAAGATGCTTATTATTCTACCTCACTTCCGCCTGTAAATGCTGGCGGAATCCTAATTGATGGTGGGACAATATAATGGCAGCTAATATTAACATTGATCAGTTCATACTCAAGCGTGGTAATGCTGCTGTGAGCAGCAGTTACGTTGGCGCTATAGGTGAAATTACTTTTGACACTACTCTTAAAACTGTCAGAGTTTATGATGGCATGACTCCGGGCGGAAACATTTTACTTGACACTGGATTCTTAGCTAATTTACAAACACAAATTAACTTTATTCGCGACAATTTAGATCCTGCTGCTATTGATAGTTTGACTGAAGCAGCTACAGCCATTACTGGCATAAGAGCTAATGCTGTTATCGAAGCCAACACTCGTGCCACTACTGATGCTAACTTACAAGCACAAATTACCTTAATTAGTGGCGACAAAGCCAACATACGAGCAGCAAATGGTTATGTGGCTACTTTAAGTGGCATTAATGGTAATCTTATATTACCTAGCGTAGTGTTTGGTGTTAATGCTACGCCGTCTATGGGTAGCTCGGTATATTGGACTACTGATGCTGGACCTATCAGTGTTGGCCCAGCTAACATAGCCAATGTTGGATTAGGATTAACATTTAGGACTGGCAATAATAAGTTTATTTACGATACCTTAGGTACACTTCACATAGATGATATCAAAATTGCCAATGTTAGAATTGACAGTAATGGATTGAGAGTCACAACTGATCTCGGTGGCGTACACAATTTCCATAGGTCTGGCGCCATTATATTAGCAGATAATGCTTTAGTTACAACCAAAGACTCGCCAACATCAGCTAGTGATACCACAGGGATCACTATCAAATCTGGCGACACTGTTACTGGTAATACTGGTGGTATCACAATATCTAGTGCTGATACTGTGACCGGTCGTGCAGGTACAGTCACTATACGTGGTGGATCTACTGTAACTGGTG